ATCTTCATTACTTTTACGTGTTTGTTCCTCCGAAACACGTTTTGTTTCTGTATCAACACGCCCAGTTTCAGCAGTTACCCGCTTGCCTTCCGCTATAACACGTGCTTCTTCGGTAGATTTGCGGGCATCTTCATTCTGGGCTCTTTTCGTTTCAGCAGAGGAACGTCCAGTTTCAGCCGTGGCACGTGCGGTTTCGGCAGACTTTCTCTTATCTTCTTCGGATGATCGCGTACTTTCAGCTGATTTGCGGGCATTCTCATTAGTTACACGTTCGGATTCAGCATTGCCTCTCACTGTTTCAGCATTCTTTCTAGCTTGCTCATTAGATTCTCGTGTACCTTCGTCAGTAACACGTTTCTTTTCTGCATTGTCCCGTGCAGTTTCAGCAGAAGAACGACCTGTTTCGGCTGTCTTACGTGCATTTTCATTAGTGATACGAACGGATTCAGCAGCTTCCCGGGCCTGTTCTTCACGAGAACGTCCGGTTTCAGCCGTTTGCCTCGACTGCTCGGAAGCATTACGACGGGATTCAGCAGTTTCACGGGCTGATTCATTACCTTCAACAGTAGCTTCTAATTGCCGCATATCGGTAGTAGCGGTTTTGGCATCGCTCGTAGCTTTGAGCATATTATCTAATGCCGTCTGAATCTTCTCTAGCCCGAATTTCAAGCTCGTTTTGACACCGTTTACTATCCTGTAACCGATGGTGTAGAAGCCTTTCATGTCGCTGGCTTCATTCAATTCTGATATTCTTTTCTTTTTTAATGGCATGGCAATCAATTTAAGTCAATATAAAATTCTCCGTCCTCTGTTATAATGAACTCGCCCGCTTCGGATGAAAGCAAAAACTCCGTTTCTCTGATCCGGAAGCAAGTAAACACGAGATTCAAAGTAAATTCCCACCAGACACCACCTCTTAACATAAAATTGTTTGTCTGGCAATCTTTATAGTAGCAAGGATAACTTTCACTCCATCCATCACAGTATAATACCCTCTCCGCATCGGAATATTCATAACCTTCATTATCGGTCTTCATAGTCAGTTTAGTTAGATCATAGAGTAAGGCATCATAGCTCTGCCAAAAAGTTCGAATATCCGTTGCCCGCATCAGGCACTTTAAAGAAACTTCCTTTGTCTGAAACTTCACTATTTCACCGTCGTAGACAGCTCCATCCTGACGTTTGAAATTCTGTAGTAAGTTCTTTTTTACTGCCGGAGATTTCAGTATTTCAGCATTACTGCCTTTCAAAATGACTACACCATATTCCGATAAATCACGATCATCTATTTCGTACCCCCTTGGTAGAGGAATGGAACAAACAGGTTCCTGGTATTCATAATTTGCTTCGCGGGGGAAGTCGTTGGCAAAAGTTATCTTCACGACTTGAAATCCCGGATAGATTGTATAACTGTTCTGTGAGGAAAGACGTAAACGATAGGTTCTATCAAGAATAGGAAAATAAAAATCATGATATCCCATATCTGATAAAATAGCAACTAATCCACTAAATCCCAGATCGTCTTTACAGGCAAAATCAATACTCAATTCATAGGTGTTTAACGTCAAGCTAGAAAGGTCTATTTCAATACCATCTTCTTCCGGCCAATCATTTTTATCATCCGATTCTTTGGCAGGAGGAAATGCCACAAGATTATCATAGCTTCCTTTTATAATAAATATACCGAGAGTGGTATATGTATTCTCTCCATCTATAAAGCAAATTCCTTTCATCTTACGAGCTTTATCCCTTTATCATTTATCTTTTCAATACCTGCTTTCATCGACTTCATATCCTTTTCTATACCTTCCAATCTAGCTGTATTAGTATCAATATTCGAAAGGTGTCCAACAATGGTATTCATATTATCCTTGATAATTTTCACGTTTTCATTTATGGATGCAGATATGGTTTTAATATCTCCAACACCAGAAATGATACCTTGGAAAATGAGAGTATGAGACTGTAGCTCTGTTTTTATGTCTGCTATCAAAACATTAGCCATTGTGAATCTACCATTCAATTCGTCTGCAGAATCTTGTGACATGGAAGCAAACCCTTTTTTTGATGCTTCGCGTTCCGAATCCTCATCAGTAGTCCACCCATACATCTCTGCCATGGCATCACGCTTTGCTTTCATCTCATCGGAAATCTTCTGTCCTTCCTTTTTCAGATCGTTATATTCATCTTCGGTTACCCCATCGTCCATTGCATTATATAGCTTCTCCCTCCACGCTATTAATCTGTCCATATATTCTTCTTTAAGCATGGAATTGAGAATAGCATTTCGCATATAATCCTCGAAGTTGTCGGCAAAGTCTGCCGAATCGGCATCCATATCAGAAATTAAGTCCTGAAAGTCTGAACGAAGAGAATCGTAATCAATAAGAGTTGTATCAGCTATTTGTTGTTCCAATACCTCTGCAACCTTCCCTACACCATTTGCAATTTGATCGGCAAATTTCTGCGTGTCTGAATCAAGTTGGGACCAGAAGATACCGGCATCCGATTGCAATTTTAAAAGTTGTTCATCAGTCAAATCAAATAGACCGGTCATACGACCGCCCATTTTATTTTTAAATTCATTTACCGACATGCCTAATGCTTTTGCAGCCTGCTTCCATCCTTCACCGGACATATCATCTACTTCACTGTAACCTTTTGAATGAGATTTCCCAGATGCACCGGAGTTCAAATACTGTTTGCCTAGTACTTTAGCATTCTCACTTTGCAATTTTATGTTAGCGATAGCTGCTTCATATACAGCATTTGCCGTGTCTCCCGTAAGAGTTTCCGCTAGCTCCAGTTGCTTCTCAATTACTCGATCAAGGATATTGATATAGGATTCATACGCTTCTTTCGCTTTCTCGTATTTCTCGGTCGTATCATCCTTACCGAACATATCGAAGATTTTCATGGCTATCTGAACGGCTGCACCAATGATAGCTAGAATAACAGACGCCTTTTCAACTGTACTTATTGCATTAGCAGAGGTATCGGCAGCTGCTTCAACCCCTGCCATTGCAGTCATTGTAAATGAGCCGATACTGCCAATAAGGGAAATAATCTCACCAGCCGGACCACCGATCGATTTACCCAGTTCGTCTATGGTATCCGCTAACTCCGAAATCTGTGTTCTAACTTCTTTTTCTGCCTTCTTAACCTGATTATCTTTTTTTACAACCTTATCTTTTGCTGCATTATACTTTTCGGTTTTCTTCTTTACTAGGTCAAGTGCCTGCGCTTCGGACAAATAAGCTTTTGTAGATTCAATTTTACCGGTTGCAGGATTATACTTGGATGAAGAAATCCCATTTTCAATCTTAGAACCACCTTTGACTGCTTCGGCCTTTGTCCTGGCATTTTCTAACTCAATCTGTGCATTAGCCAACTCTTCCTCCGCTTCTGCTAGTTCCTTCTTCTTGTCAGATAATGACTGAAACGGATTACGGGAATCCAATTCGTCCATGATGGATTGAATTGTACTCGTATATTCGCGAAGTTGATCGGGAGACAAAACTTGCGCTGCCGCACTTTTCGCATTTTCAAATTGAGTAAGAAGGGAATTCAATGTTTCAGTAGACGTTTCCTTTAAATTTTCAAAGGCACGTATATAGTCCGGAGATTTTTTCAACTGTTCATAATCAAACCCCATGAGGGATTCACCCTTCATTTTTGTAGCCTGTGCTATTGATCGGTCTGTCTGCTGAACTTTCTCTGTTTTTCCTTCCTTCTGAAACTTCTCCCTTTGAATACGAAGAGCTTCAATATCATCATTGAACTTCTTCTCGATTGCAAGCCTTTCATCTGTATAATTCTGGTACTGCTCCAAAAGAGCTTTAGATAAAGTCGCTTCGGCCTTTTCCCTTGTCTCAACAGCAACCTTATCGTATTCATTTAGCGTATCCTGTTTCTTCTGTGAAAGGTCCTCTTTAGTTTTTGTTTTGGGAACGAAAACAAGACCTTCCTCTTTATATTTCGGATGTTCTTTCTCCCACTCTTTACGCTCTATATCCTGTTGATCTTTGATATATTGACTAGTACGACGATCGTTGTCTGCTTTGGCTTTCCGATAATTAAGTTGAATTTGTTCCTGCTGTTTCTTGAAACCTTCGTCCATGGCATCAATCTTTGCTTGAGAGAGTTCAAGTTCAGCCTGTACAGCTTTCTCTATATCCTGTTGATTCTGCTCGTCAATTAGGCGCTGACGCTCGGCTGTTTCAACTTTAAGTTTATTCTCTTCCTCCTTCTTCTTTTTCTTGGACCCTAGTGTTTGCTTATCGTCTCCTGTTAATGTTGCCAAGACGGATTCAGCTTCTTTCAACTCTTTAGCTTTGCCCTCGATAACGGACTTTACTGTTTCCCCCACATCAACTTTAGTTTTACCGCTACGCAAGTCTTCTATTTCCTGATTGAGGTCCGCAACTTTCTTTGTAGCATCTTCAACCTCTTTCGTTATATCAGGAACCTTATTTTTTTTAGCTTCTTCGTCTGCCTTACCTTTATTCAATGCTTGCGCTTCTTTCAACAAACGAATATTATTCAGCATCTCTCCTTCCCCCATAAGATTACTGACGGAACCATCATGTCTGATAGCAACTTGTTTCTTTCCTGATTTGTTGAAGCGTTCAAGAGCAGCTTGATACATAGCTATATCTTTTGCAATCTGTTCCGCTGTCAGATTGATATATTCATTAGTATCATAACCAAGTTTTTCGTGAATATCCTTATAAGTATTCTCAAGCAGTTTATTATTCGCAATCATGCGATCAATATAAATCTGAACATCATTACCTACTCTTGTTTCCTCTGTTGGTACACCCGGAACAATATTAGTCTTAGTTGTATATTTTTTCGTAAGAGTATCTACTATTTTTTGAGTTTCAGAAGATAACCCTCCACTAGACTTCAAATCATTCTTTATCATCTGCATAATCGCAGAAATTTCCCTTTCAGAGCCTTTCTTGTCCCTGAAATCATCCGAATCTCGAATAGCTTTTTCCAAATCTCCAGTAAGTTCACCCTGCTTATCCGCCCAATCTTTTTGAGCTGTAGAATGAGAATCTGCAATAGCTCTATCAAGTGCCGCCTGTTTAGCAGCCTCACTAACAAGTCCATACGCTCTCGCAACATCGTCCAATGCGGTTTTCTCATCACCCAAGCCCTTCAAATACTCACCATACTTGTCCATAATGGCTTTCTTTGCATCTTTATAATCCTCTGTACCTTCCTTAGCCTTATCTAGCTTTCCGAATAACCGATCTATTTCTGCCTGTTCAGCATTCGTTTCTGAATTGAATTCCTGTATACGCTTATTCAATTTCACCTGTGCCTTCTCTGCATCCGTCTGATAAGTAATAAGTTTATAGATTCCATAAGATAACCCAACTATAGCAGCCGCAGCCAATACATAAGGATTTGTAAGCATTGACAAACCTAACGCTTTTGATGCCGCAGCTAATCTCGTCTTAGCGACAGCCAAAAAATTTGTTGATCTCGTATTAACATTTTGAGACACTGTATTAAGTTGAGTAGCTGCAGTTTCTGCCACTTTGCTTGCAGTCGAAGAGTTTGTGTAGGCTGTCGTTACATTTGTTCTTGCCGCTTCAAGTTGTTTTGACGCAGAATATCTATTGCTCTCCGCTATTGCAAGTTGTGTCTCTGCATTTTCTATACTTCTAGCATTACCAGTTCTTAATGCAGAATTATATTTCATGTTAGCCGCTGCTACTTCTAGTTCAGCTGCTTCAAGATTGGCAGCGGCAAGCCCAGCTGTATTGACAGCCTCTTCGTATTGTGCTTTAGCTTGTAATGCTTTTAAACGCAAAGATTCTACATTTGCGGCAGCTTCCACACGCATAGATGCAATCAATTCTGCTTTTGCCTGTGTTAATCTTCCACTTGCTACGGCCTGTTCCAAATCTGCATTTGCGGACTTCTCTTTCGCAGGAATTAATTTTGAAAGTTCCGCTATCTCGGCAGTATACTTAATACCAGTAACCGTGTTCTGAACCGCTGCAACTCCAATAATAGCAGCTTTCTGGACCCCATACAAAGCAACAAGGGCAGCAAGAGCGGCACCAACTTCCCGATAGTGCTCAATCAGATAAGCAGTTCCATCCAAAGCCGCATTAATAACCCCATCACTTTCCTGTCCAATCTCATTGAACATCATATCGAGATTATCACCAATATTAGAAATTTTACCGGATACGGATTTAGATTGTTCCTGCATGAGGTTGAAGAACATTCCCCCTTTATTAGTCAGGTTATCAACAACCTGCTCTAACTTGTCGAAACCAATCTTACCTTCTGCCGCCAAATCCTTGATTTCATCCTTATTCACTCCCATAACCTTTGCTAGTTCGGAGAAAATAGGCACACCACGTCCGGCAAACTGATTCAAATCCTGCGTCATTAGTTTGCCTTGGGTCATGCTTGTACCATAAAGATACACAAGGTCACCAATAGGCTGACTTAATCCGGCCGCAATATTCCCTAAACGAGTAAGTTTGTTTATAACATCTTCGGAAGCCGTCCCGTATGCGACAAGCTGTGTAGCAGATTGAGAAACACCTTTCAAATCAAAAGGAGTAGTAGCAGCAAAGTTAACGAGCTCACTCATCAACTTTTGAGCCTTTTCCCCCGACTGGAGCATCGAGGTAAATTTGATTTCAAGCTGTTGGAATGTCCCATATACTGAAACCATTTCAGAAGCGAGACGCTTCGCCATATCAATAGATAAGAAAGCCATACCGGCAGCCTTCATCTGCGAGAAAGACCTGGCAACAGACTGGCTAGCTGTATCTGTATGGTCCTGCATCATATCAATATTCTGAACGTATTTCTGAACGTTTCTCTGCATTTCAGAAATATCCAGAGTAGCCTTAATACCTATTGTTCCCTGTGTCTCCATCTTTACATAAATTGAGCAAAATATTCGTTAGCATGAAGTTCCTTTGCCTTTTCTTCTCTTTCTTCCTTTGGCTTAGTACCTGGAATAGCCGCATTGAGTAACATGATATTGGAATATGACCTTTCGTTGACAACCTCTTCATAACTCATACGGTAGTATTTCATCACTCCGCTAATTGTTGACCAAGGGCTGTCGCTTCTGGTGTATTCGTCGGTTTCGTTGTCTCGTTTAGACCTTTTAGGAAAATGATAGTGCTTAAAAAAAAAGTGGCATCCATAGTCTGTGCCATATAGTCCTGCAATTTCTTGTATTTGCGAACCGTTAATCTTTTCTTGATGAATTTACCAAATAGTTTTCTCTTCCAAGTAGTACGAAAGATCGTCATTACTGCAATATCAGACATTCTATCTGCTTCTTCATAATATACAAGAGTGGCTGACACGCTTGTCCGACCATTTAGTTTCGATTGGTCTACTTCCTTCATATCCTTCGAAATAGAACCAATATCAAACAACTGTGTAAACGTCAATGGTCTAACCATGAAAGGAATCATACCAAACCAAAGAAAAATGGGGCGTTCTGCAATAGTGTCGGCCACCCGCTTTTGTACATTGTCTTTTTCCATCTTTACCTCTAATTAAAAAGTCCCGGCCCGTAATGACCGGGACATTTACAACAACCTTTTCGATGATGCACAATGCTTGTTATCCCTACTCACATCTCAACAATCATCTTTTCACCTAAAAACTATGCAGCGGAAGCCGGATTCGAACCGGCGACATTTAGGCAGTAACCCGCAACCTAACGTTCTACCAACTGAACTATTCCGCTCCCTTTTATCCTTCCGGAACGACTGGTGCCGTATAGATTTTATTTCTTGCACCGCTTACCTCCTTGCCTTCTTTATTAAGGTTAGCAAGTTTCTTGAATTCAAGATTGAAGTTAGGGAACCCCGATTTACCGATGCTTCCTGTTTTGGTAACTTTCACTTTCATGCGTGCCCACTGGAAGATACGGGCAGGGAAATCTTGAAAAGCTTTCGTTTTCAACTCCACGCCTTGATTGGCGAGAGAGAATCCGGGTGTTTCCTCATTCCATTCTGCATTCTTTGTATATCCCAACAGATATTTATAGGCTTCCTCGCCCATATCATAGGTTTGGACCGTGAAGCCTTCGCTACCGGCATCCGAAGGAAGAGAGGCATAAAGAGTGTCCATATCCTCGACCTCGATATCCGTATCACCGGGAGCTTGGTCGCTGAAAGACATAGAATCTTTCACAATAGCCGTAACAAGAAACTTGGCAGCAACTTTATCAAAATCCGGATAAGTTCCGGCTGTTTCTCCGGATTCAATGGCCGGAGACAATTTGAGGTATTCAATACCATATACCGCAGTTTTTGACATAACTAACTGATTTAATTATAATACAATACTTTAATTTTAAAATTCTGATAACTCGTACCGTCCTCATCGGGAAAGAACGAATCATCATAAAGAGAGAATTCAGCACCTAAACGAACTGTGTAAACATTACCTTCGGCATCTTCCGTTTCTTTAAACAGAGTCAAGACAAGTGCTGCGATCTGATCGATACGTCCGCTATCCGGCTCGCCCGTATCTGCATCCTTCACATGAATGTTGATATTGGCATAGCCGTACTGCAGGCCGCTTTCTTGTGGAAATGAAAGATGATTGACAACGATGTATTCGGAACCGGAGAAGTTTCTCTCTCTCCTATTCTTGAATATCCGAACGCCAACATTTCCAGAGGCGAGCATCTTGCAAATTTCAGTTATAGCCTGTTGTCCTGTCATTGATTAAATCCTGCTTTAGAAAGAATCCTTTTAATCTTAGCCTGCACTTCTCGCTTTAGATACTTTTCTGTGGAAGAAAGAACATCGTACCCTTTGTTTTCCACATGTCTTGCATAATTCATACCTGCTACGATTATCAAATCAAAACCGGAATCTCCGATCATTTCTTGAATCTTGTAATCTGCAAGAAAAGCCTCCTTATCAGTTATCCCTGCGCTCCTTTTAAAGCCGTACTCTATGATTTCACCATTATAAGCAATCACATAACCTATTGAGTTGCGTAAATTGCTTGTACGGTCTTTATATGAGCCATTTTCACGTGCATGATTTACTGAACCTTCACCGATTACATAGAAATTGAAAAGCACCGCCCGCTCAACACGCTTAACCGCTTCCTCTAATATAGACGGAACCTTATCCCAATCTCCTGTTCGTTTCCAACTCATAAAAATATGCTCAACTTTCTTTTCGTAGTGCCACAACCGGCAACCGTCATTACCTTTTGGGAAATAGAACCGTCAGCTTTAGTTATGCGCACTTTGTCATTCAGCACCGGGATAATCGCAGGAACATACATTGTAATCTGATAGCTATAGACGAAGTCTTTTCCATCGGCAGCCGGAACAGTCTTTGCAGACGAATTCCCGTGAATCTTACAGTCTCCAAGGGGAAACCATGATTCCGGAATCCGCACCGGATTAAAGTTCTCATCATGGGAGCCTTCACCTGGAACATACAACTCTATTTTATCTTCATACCACATATCACTCACCACATACAAGAACCGTCCTCAATCTCTGTCACATCACCAGAAAGAAACTCGGAGGTATCGAAACTAAACTGTTTGCAAAGCATCGATATGTGCTTTGTCAAGCCGACAATATCATACGAGTTGGAACAATCAGCCTCACTTTCAGAAGACAAGGTACGCATTCCTGATAAGTAGGAAAGTACGGCAGACACAACTTTTCTCTTATCTGTACAGTCCTCCTCCGGTTTCAACCCCACATCATCCAACAAATCTTTCACCGTTAGCGGAGAAGGATTATAGTGCAAACACTTCGCTATGAATACCTCCGAATTTGTCATTTCTTCAACTCTTCCAATCTTGCCTGAATAGCATCAACGACAGTTGAGCGAGGTTTTTCAGCCGCATTCTCTGATGCAAGATACTCGTTCAGTTTCTCAACATCGGTGAATGAAACTACCAAAGAAATAACCTCTTTAGCTCCTTTAGATAGATCAATGTCAGTTACAACTTTAGAAGTCTTCACCTCTACCGCTAATTTACGCTTAATCACATCTTTTGCACGCTCTTCGTCGAAATGACTAATTACTGTGCCAGGTTGATAAAGTCCACCAGTTTCTTTATCACGAAATGTTTTAATTGCTATAAGTTTCATACAACACTTTTTTAGCCAACGGGAATTTCTTCTCCATCGGGATATGGAACATTCGTATTTCTAACTTTGAGATTTACGATACCGTTAATACATGAGATAATAGGAACTGCACGCCAAGAACCTTGTGTGTACTCTGCGGCTTGCTGTCCGGTTGACTCACCCGTAGTCCATTTTGCAATACGAATAGCGTCTCCGGCATCGGTATATTGAACTTGTGGATCCGGCATGATTGCATTGTCCTCAAATGCAGGCTGAACTTCGCCTAACTTGCCATCATCCGTTTTCGGGATGAATGCAATTACATCATCATTCCACGGATTGATGTTAGTAGGAATACCATCTTTCTGATAAGCTGTCCGCTTGTTGATTTCGATGATATTAGGAATCTTCATGGATTTCAGATAAGCCGAGAATTCATCTTCTGTCAGAGAACGGGTATTCTTGTCTTTACCCAAATATCCGGTACGTAAACCAATACTACGCATCATCCAATACTTGGTAACAGGAGCCATCAACAAAGCATCGAAAGTAACGCCTTTATTGGCATACTCATAAACAATCTTCTGCAGAATACGTACTGCATCAATAGCCGCATTATCAATGTTCTCCTCGGTCCATTCCTTATCAGAATCAACCATCTGTTTGTTTTCTTCTGGCATACCATAATCAACCAGATACTTACGTCCTTCCGGATTATCGATAGCTGGGTCGAAAATAGCCATACCACCACCAGAGAGTGCTTTCAGAATAATTTCATCCGCCACATCCTTGCAACCGAGATAAGCATCTTTGTAATCACCGAACAAACATTTCTGAATTTCCTTCAACTTCTGAACGGGATTAATACGATTATTTTCGTAAACCATCAGCATGGTACGCAATGTCTTCGCATCCGTTTTGAACTTGTGTCCTACACGGGGAATCTCACCGTTCCACAGTTCAAACCCTCTACCAGCGCGTAATGGAGTATCAGCATCGTTTCCGATGATAGAAGCACGGATACGAACACTATATTTCCCCATTATACCTTCGGCAGTCAAACCTAGTTGAGGAGGACGGAAATCGAACCAACGATCAACGTAGGTCTGTTCCCAAAGCGTTTTATTTTCCAGAGTTGCTTTATCAAACATGATCTGCATTGTGCCGATCAAGTCAATAGGCTTCCCTGTTTTTACGTCATTGATTTTAAAAGTCGAAAAAATAGATTTCATTTATAGCCTCCTTTCTTAGTAAGGATCAGTGAATTGAATGTTGGGGTTGTCTTTCAAGCACATTCCTTGAATGAACTTCTCCGGAATAGGGGGAATACGTCTTTTGTAGTACATTTCTCCCTTAGAATTAATAGCAACATCCACAGATACCTCGTCAAGGCCGATATAAGTTCCCATCGGTTCAGCCCCCACAGTAATTCCTTGCGGATGCTCAATAGGGAAAACAGCCGGAGCTTTACCTTCACCCTCTGCAATTCCTTCAATCACTTCAAACAAAGCATCACCAACCTTCAAGCCAGCAATAGCTTTATCAAACACGACAACAAAGCCGTTACGATCATTAATAATCTTCGTGATACTTACAGTATCCTCAAAGTTTCCGGAATCGTTCATTGCAACATGATCCCCTACCATGAAAATGGGAGAAAGGAATTCATCATTTTGCAAAGAGACTTTCTTCGCATCAGTTGCATCAATAGCTACAACACGGGATGCTTTCAACACGACAACTTGCCGGGACGATGTTTCATCATACTCGGCAAGAGAAGCAGAAGGAATAATAACACCAACCGGATAGTTGACCTTCTCCTTGTTCAGATTAAATCCACCTACTACTCCGATAGCCGGAGAACCAGTACAAATAGGACGAAATCCACCAACTTGCTTTTTTCTAAATTTCATGTCATTTGTAAATTAAACATTAAACGTTCTATTCTGGAACACCTAAAGATTTCAACCAGTCAGCAGCCACAGCATCCTGCACCTGTGAATCAGACGCTTGCGACCCATTGTCTTCTGCAGGTTTCAAGCCTTTTGTAATAAGATGTTGCTTATAGCCAGTCAGATATTCTTCTGGCTCCTTATCATCCGGTACTGTAACGAACTGCATTTCATCCTCGGTTAATCCCAGTTTCTTCATCGCATTGGATATGGTAGCTTGTCGATCAGTCTGGCTCTTATCTTTTTTAAGAGTTTCAATCTCATCCTTATAAGGCTTAATTGCAGCTTCCAACTTTGAAGTAAAATAGCTATCCAACTCTTCCGTTGTATAACTCGTCTTAACTCCCTTGTTACCATCTGCACCTTCACCACCTGCTGTTATAGGTTTCCCGTCCTTTAAACCGTGTTTTTCCTCATAGTTTTTAATAGAGGAAACATTTGCTTCATTAGCCCGGTAGTCCCCGTAGGATTTAACTACGTCTTGAAAGTTGATGCCGTCTACAATTCCCGTAATCTGACTTTCATCCGTCACACCTTCCGTCTTTTTAGTTGCAATTCTCTCCAGAATGGCCTCGTCAACACCCACAAATTTGGTTTTTAACGCTTCTAAAAGTTTCTTTTTCATATCCAAATTGATTAATTTGCGGTAAAGATATAAATTATTTCAAATGTGCGTTTATTAAACTCGTTTATTTTTCATAACCGCAACTGTCGATATTTTAGATAATTACAAATCAATCAATGAAATAATTAAAAAAAACGAATACTAACATTTCATATATTAAATATATGATATATATTTGCAGCCAACAAAAGAGTTTATCAAACACACATATTTATAATTTATACAGAAAAGTATTATTAACCATTACCCACGTGAGCACTCTTTCTCTTTGCCATACGCAAAAAAAGCAGTAAACGAGGCTAAAAAGAATTATGATCTTGCAGTTAAATTGTGGGGGGATGTTTAATCGGTAGTCTTCGGGCTACCTTAATAAAATTTGGAAAATTTCTATCAGAGATTTTATATTTGAACTAAATTTGCAGAAATGAAAAACATTGTAACATGAAGAAACTTACAAGCATATTAAAAAATCAAACTATCCGAATTGACAACCATGATAGTGGAACAGGTAGAGCATTTAAATGGGGGACAGGTGTACACATTCATAAAATTCTGAATGAAAAAAAATACAAAGGTGCAGAGTTTACTCTCCCACTTGATAGAGCCGGAGAAATAAACTATAGAAAAGGAAACGATAAATCTGGAGCCATAGAAAGAGAAATAAGAAAAGCCTTCAACGATGAAGATATTCGAAGAAAATTCATTTTAGATTTGGAAGAAGCACTTAAAACAATTGCTGATAGCAACCATATGAATGCAAAAGCACGCGAGAATATGCTCATTCTTAGCAGCAAACAATTGATAGAGCTATTTGGTGTGAATCATATATCAAATTTGAATTGGTTCAGAGATGATGATAAATTTATATCAAAATTTCTCTATCCAACAGAACCCAGCATATATATTGAGCAAAATATCAAAGAGAATTGTATTACATTTTCCAACAACATTAAGTATATCGAGTTATTTAACGAGATATTCGAGGAGTACAAAAAGAAAAGTAAAGATGAAACAGACAAGTAAAATATATCACGTAGAACTCTCTGAACCGATAGAGGTGGACGGAAAATCGGAGAAGCATTTCTATTTTGGCTCACAAGCTGCCATCTACGACACTTTCTCCGCTGAACAGCTAGGAATAAGTTACGGCTATCTAAAGTCTAAATTTCACCTAGAGGAAAAGCCGTACAGCAACGACAAATGTACTATCCGATTAGGTGAATTAAGAAGGAAAAAGAAAGAAAAATAATTTTTGGCGTTTTTAAGCGTTTCAAATCTTTAAGAAAGAAAGGGCAAGGCCGGAACGGACGCCCTTTCTTTCTTAATTCGCAACATTGCAAAACAATTATATTCTGATTATCTTTGCAATACAAAAATTATAAAAATTATGATTTATTTTAAGCCAAATCAGGTAACTTCGCCCCAAAGATTCATGAAAATTGTCAAAGTCATATTTGACGGAGGGCTTTATTCTTTTTCAATAGCAGAATTAGAATGGGAAGGTAGCAAAGTATATGGAATGAGATGGAACGTCAGCAGAAAGGAATGGGACGATTCAGACAAAATCAGCGGAAAGAAAGTTTGTTTAGGAATGCCAGTCTCAAGAGCCCGCCCAGTGTGGTTCGTCATACCTAATGTTACTGCAAAATATTTTGAGCAGATAATATCAGACGAGCTAGAAAGATTAAAATCAGAGGGATATAGGGTATAAGTTATTGTTTTCCTAAAACTTATTTGTACATTTGCATTGTGGAAAGAGTGAGGGAAGTTATGTTCCCGCTTTCTGCACCAGCCCGGGCGGAGCAATAATCCGCCCATTTTTAATTAAAATCTAAACATGAAGAAACTACATATTATCTTAGCTGCATTAAATATCGTCTCGATATTCTTTGTACTCCAAATAATACTTAACTGGTTTCCAACTTTTAACTGCAATTACTCTGGTGACAAGATAGAAAAAATAAATAGTTTAGTCATTGATTTAAGTCTTGGGGTTATTACAAGTACCCTATTTTACTACCTATTAGTTGTAATACCCGAAAAAAAGAAACGAAAAGCTACCAGATTAATCAATCAAAATCTTCTTAACTTTATAGTTAATAACATGCAAGAAATAATTGCTTATTTCACAACATCATATTCTATAAACTCTTGCGAAAAGTACTACTCAGATATTAACGAATCAGACTTTAATCAAATCACAGAAATACGAGATATTCAGACTGATTTTTGGTTTAGATATGAAACTAAAACTGAACCTATTATAGATTTTAGAGGTTATAGTGAAATGGTATTTATCAACTTACATACTGATTCCATAAAATCAAAGGCTGAATATTTTTTATCACTTCCAATTATAACTTTTGAAGACGAACACTTGATAGATATTATTGCTAAAATAGATAATTGCCAGTTCATTTGGGCCATTAATACTTTATACATAAACAGAAAAAACGAAGTTACCATACCTGATATAGGGCAATATATCATTCCATTCTACAGACTATATCTCGAATTATTAAAATATACCAAACCTTCTTTCCTAATTATTAAAGAAGGAGAAGCCCCGACTATGCCACCTCTAAATATAGAACTTACCTAAGATTTATTATATATTTCGTTTTCTATTTAGCACCCAAAGTTTTTCTAAACTCATTCTCTAGTTTTTTCAATAGTTCAGATATGGCAATCTGATAATCTTCACGTAATTCATTTTTTTCTTTTAATCTTTTCTTTACCCACATATCAAATCCCTTCTTTTTAATATCAATTAATACATTAGAATAATTTTGTCCTACACCAATATATTCTTTCACTAACATTTCTATTTGGCGACATAAATCCACTGATAAATAAATTTTATTAAGCACGAAGAAGTCAATAGTATCTGCAAAAGCTTGATTCATTTTATCCAAAAAATAATCTTGAGACAAAGAATCTTCTGATTCTGATTTCAAATCCCTACCAGCATGCTCTGGGAATAAAAAATTTCTAATTGCATATTCTAACAATACAATCTTTTTATATAGCTCCTTAATCGTTTCCGCACGCTCTTGATGAAGTTTGCTAAAAACAACCTCGGAACGATATTTTCTATAATCTAACCAAGTTTTAAAAATCTGCTGGGCTATGAAAATGAAGAATGCAATGATAGCACTCCATGACAAATACTCATTCATACTCTACTTTTTTACAAAGGTAAGAATAAAACTAAGCAATTTCAAAAATAATAATTACTTCTTCCACAACAGTTTTAGCAGTCCCTCATTATCCATGTAGTAAATATCTGGAAGTTCGCCTAACCTATTCATCCCTTTAAAGCGTCCGACTTCTCTGTTGATAGCCGAACGTAGTTTCTGGTACTTCCCATTCGTGAAATAAAATATTGCCCGATCAGCTTTCCGAGCATCTTTGATATATGCGCGAATAGTATTCTCATTGGCGTTATCAATGTATTTCACATCCCACGTATGATCGTCAAACATTAAATCTGGTACACCTTTGCCCTTACCATTCTCCGGCAGGAACTCCACCTGTTTCCCGTTATTCTTTGCTAATAACTTACCAACCATCTTTTCAGCATCACCACCGCCCTGTGTGTTGGTGAACTGATGTTCCTGATGATAGACATTAAAGCCACCACTGAACTCATCGAAATACACCCTATCCCACTCCTCATCATACGATTGATATTTCTCCTTTGACTTCTTCCGAATATCATTCCGCTCACCAGTATTCATTGCTTTTACCTTAACACCTGTGTATTGCGGATTATCCTTTATCCAATATGGAAGAGTACCACGGTTATTTGCCTTTTCAATTCGTTCCTCATTCTCCTGCATCCATGAATAAAACTCATTTGGCAGTTCAGTAACTTCATTTTTTGATTTGAAGCCTGCCGTGTCCTCTCCAGCAAGAATCTTGTCGGTTAACATATCAATCTCATCATCTGAAGCAAGTACGCTGATTGCATGACACATACAGTTAGAGTGCCATCCCGTAAACTTGAAATCTTTTGGATATACTCCTGCAAGTTTATCACAAATATCCTTTTCCGGATGATTCTTTGAGAGTTTTATTTCAATCCCTACAACAAAATCAAGCCGGCCCCACCTTTCATGATCGGCAGTCCGATATGCAATATTAGGTTCAGACCTTGCCAGACGTTGAGCATTTCGGTAGCTGCTTCTATATTGCCCCCTGCCCGGATGATAAGCCTTTGCGTTTTTGGAAAGAACAAGTTCTCCGCGCTTATCCCGTACCCGGCGAAACAATTTATCCGGTTCATTTAGATATTGTTTTATCTTTGTAGCCATGGTATTGGCAGACATCCCTTGCCCTATGAAACAATCAATGGACATCTCCATTTCCTGCCGGAACTGACCTTCATACTTCCAAATGCGTTGAGAAAGGTTCAAACCACCATCCTCCGACTTACGGGAGAAGAAAGCATCCATAGCTTTCTTGTTGCGTTCAAAGAATCGAGCGAAATGCTTGTTATCTATGGCTTTCTTCCCAAATACAGACCGGACAAGTTCATCTGACTTCAAATTGGATTGCTCCCATTCGTTGGCAATACTAAACTGCATAGTCTGATATACACGGCTGTACAGTTCCCGTAGCAGAACGTTTGCTTTGTCGGAAATAGTAGGATAGTCGGCAAAAACAAACGGGCTCTTAGCGTCATAGATTGGCTCTACCTCCAACGCTAAAGAGATAAGCCGCTCCATCACATCCAGGTAGATTGCCCGGACGTTTGCAGCATATCCTTCGGTACGTTGGAGTAATGCCCGTTTATACTTGTTTTCATCAATCTTTGCCATGTCCTTTATTCTGCGCTACCGAAAATATCTTGTTTATACCGGTCCTTCTCTTCCTGCAACTCCTGCTCATGTTGCGCTTTTAAACGCTCTTTTTCCAGAGTGGCATCTTTAATGATAGGATTCATTTCAATAAAGGTTTCGTCAGACATACCACCGGCATTCTTTGTCTTAATCAGATTATTAAGCACAGACTCTATATCTTCACCGAATGGCTCTTGAAACTCGTGCTCCACAACCAGATTATCACACTCATCCCGAAGAGAGATATCCAAAACATTACCGATAATCGCTATGAAAACACTGGTGATACGGTCTGCATATTCGTCGTGCTTTTCCTTGTGCTTGTCTGCCTTGATTACAGCCAAGAGCATAAGTTGTTTCAATGCTTTAGCCGAAATCTGGGAAAGACTCTTCATCGTATCAAAGTCAATCTTAGGAGTAAAAGAAAAACGGTGAATCTTATCGTCCAATTCCTCGCTTTCCTGCTTCTGGTTTTCCGGAGCATTATCCCACGTGAGATACTTCATTTCCGGTTTCTTAGCACCATCCATTGAGGGCTTCAAAATGAACAGCTTACTATCCTCTCCCTTTTCTGGCAAAGAATTAACAATATCCGAATCTGCAACCAATGCAGGGTCAGAGAATCGGTCGTTTACGTCGGCTCTTCGGCTTACCATCATTTCCTTGCGGTGCATCATCGGCTCAACACCTGCACACTCCGGCTCCTGCTCAAAAAGGACCACACATATTTTCTTTGCACGGTTTACTTCTTCTTCAATGTCCCATCCCATAGCGTTACGCTTACAGTGATATATCATCTTCTTTGTGTGTATATCAACATGATATTTGATTTCACCGCCAACCTCCTGCAAGTTATACCCACGAGCAAAACACATCATTCGTCCGAATTGGTCTTTCCGGAAGTATATATCATCACCCAGACTTTTAGCCACAACTTTAATCAAGCAATCCGGTTTACCTTCATCGTTCCGGTATGTATGAAAGAGCAAAGCACTTTGTCCCTCTGCGCCGGCAAGACGCTTTGCCTCACGAATCTTCGCATTGAATCTGGTGCTTTTAATCAAATCAATATAACGGGAAAAAGCCCTATCCGTACCCTTAGATGATTGCGTCCATTTCAAAGGACGGCCATACAAGAATACAAGAGCCATTTCATTGATAAAAACCGGATATGGAATAGGAATCTTCCATTTCTCATCATAACGGAGAAACTTACGTTTTCCCGTCACTGGGTCCTTCTTACCAAAGACAGCCTTACTCGGTCTATTCATCACCTCATGCTGCTGTGTATCATAAACCTTCAAAGCAGCTTCAACCTTCGCAGAGTTATCCGTCATTTGAGACAAAGCACGGCTAACATCATTTGCTTTCAAAAGTTGTTCAAACTCTTGATTGCGACCAACAGCCGCATTCACACCATTAACAATCCAATTAAACAATCCCATAATTACAATATTAAAAAATTAACCACCTAAAGCACTTAAAATATTATCTTCATCCTCTTCCGATAATTCGACATAGGAATCATCCAGAAGATAATTGATTGCATAAACTAGAATATCTACATACTCATCATGCGTCTTTGCCGGGAATTGACTTACCTCATCTGTAAACTCTTCGTTCCAATCACCCTCAACCAATATCACCCGACCGCACTCAATCTTAGGAGAGACACCATGTAACCGAACTTCTTTGCTATCTGTCGGTGCAGGTGTTCTGGTTACATTCAGTCTCGTGTACTTCTTAACTGCTTGAATGACCGTTATACCATTCGCTTTCGGTTCTATTCGTATCGTACTGCGACTATCGTACCCATGTGCCCGCACATAGTCCGGGATGAACCTCATTAATTCTGGAAACTCCTTCCAGACCTTCTGTGCATGGAACAAGTATAAATTGTTCTGTATTCTACATGCGGCAAGGATTCCGGAAGGGTCATTATCCGTTTTTGCTTTCTTTTCATCGTATGCTGTATCAAGGAAGAAATGTATCGGAGCACCACCACGAACAGCAAGAAACTGCGACATTGGTATATGCCCGAACCAACTTGCCTTAACAATGTTACCACCTTCAACCGAAGGGGCTTGTTCATACTGCCCAGCATATCCACGACTACCAAGGTCTACTTTTGCTTCATCAATTACTTCCCGATCAATGCGAACCGGATCAAGAAGCCCATCGATATATCGTTTCTTTAATTCTGGAGGATTAACACGGTCGGAAACTTCTGCCGGTAGGCATATATGTCGAATCTTATCTTTTTTCTTTTTCAACAGATATCCAGTCACATCATCGTCATGCAAACGCTGCATGATAGTTACCATCGGAGTATTCTTTTTATCAACCTTACGAGATGATAGTGTTTTCGTATGGTCATTTGCCTGCAGTCTCATCGCTGGAGATTCTGCCTGTTTCGGATTTACGGGGTCATCGTTGATAATCACATGCGCATGCTTTCCGGTAATTGTACCACCTGTCGAAGTAGAATATCTGGCGCCTCCCTTTATGTTCTCATAACTACCTTTACCGGACTTATCGTGTCTTATCACCACTTCCGGAAACAAAGTACGATACAAGTCAGAAGTGATGATGTCCTTCGACTTCGAAGCATGTTCTAACGACAAGTCACCCGAATAGGAGTTTGAAATAATCCTCAACCGTGCATCCTGCGTCCAAAGCCATGCATGCCACATAATAGTCACTATTGTCGATTTCGTAGAACCAGGTGGAATGTTTATCACGATGTCATAAGGCTTCTTCTCTCTGCGTACGATATAGCCAGATAGCTCTTGAAGTTCTTCACACAGATACGGAATATGCCAATTAAAAACCGGAGTTTCCGGTATAATAACCGCCCAAAACGTTTTCACGAAGTAGAAAAAGGATTTCCTACATTCATCCGCCTGGACGGCTCTTGCCATGCTCAATATATCTACCTGTCCTAAACTCACTCTTTTGCTGCTTTATCCTGCTTTTCTGCAATACCCAACAATACTTTTCTTTCTTCCTCCGATAACTTCGACACATCAAAGTCTTTGCTTGTTACCTGTACCCCCACTCCATCAGGGGCGACAATCTCTTTACGTTCTGTATATCCTCTACTTTTGCCTTTGGTTTTCAGATAGAATATGATAGCCGTAGTATCTCCCTTCTGTATTTTTTTCAGAAGGGAGGCCTCGGCAATATCGATCTGCAATTCATTGATAGCATCGGCACGTTCTTTAAATTCCGCATCCTCACGATACCAACGATAGAACGTCTGCCGTGAGAGTCCAACCTTCTCACAGGCAAACGTGACAATACCGCTACATTCCTTCAATGAATCGAGCAACTTTTCTTTATCTTTCTGAATGTCCTCTTCGGCCTTAGGCATTTTATATTCCTCCTCCCCTCTCTCTATAGATAGCCCCTAAAATAGCACGATAGGAACGTTTCTTCGGGTCCCCCGCTATCAATAACTGATAAGACAACTGACACGTTTTTGAAGATTCCCTACCGGACATTTTAACATAAAGATGTTTAGCCAATTTATAACCAGGATATAAGTCTTGATGTAAAGCGGCCTTTTTCATTGTATCTCGGAATATGACCCGATAATCCTTTTCCTTATCTTGCTCAAACTTCCGGTCTTGCTTAGAACTCCGGAACATATCAGTATCCCAATAAAGCATAACAAGGTCTGCATTTGGTTCTCTGCGAATCACCCGCTCATACAAATCCGGGTAGAACTCCATAACCTTGGGTAATGACTTGATTGTATCAATGCTAAAAAACTGACTAATACGAAGTTTATTCAACGGTACACCTGTCTTATACAGGTAGATATAGGTCATAGGAATAGTAAGGTTATTCAATTTGATATACAGCCAAACATCATTATCACGCCAATCGTATATTGGATAAAGAAATGTAGAAATCCTGATTGATGCTATGGACTGTCGGCGTTGAATAGATTCTGCCATTCTTAGACCTATCATTTGAGGAACGCTTTTAAAAATCTTCGCCCCAAATTCCTGATATGACATCCCCATACGAAACTTCGAGTGATTGCGAATAGCAAACTTAGGCATAGGTCTCACCCACACGCTTTCTTTGCCTGGCTCCCAACAGATAAAGCTTTCATCATTCGCTAGCCTATTGCAACAATTATAATGGCGTATAGGCAAACAGAACCAATAAAACTTTGCCCCCAAGGACATGAAACGTGAGCGCCATTCAAGTGCAATCTGCTCAACATCTGGATAAATGGCTTCCTCGTCAAAGAACACTACGATAATGCGACTAAACGGAATTATATATTTCTGCATTGTCTTTATCAGCATATCGCACATACATATAGAATCTTTGCCGCCAGAGAAACTGACGGCAACTTTTTGATTCTTATTGAATGCTTCGAGAATCCTACGCTCGGTAGCATCAACAACGTTTATATCTAAATCCTTTACGTACATCTGCGAATGATTTGGGCTTTACTAAATCTTTGCGTACCACGTTGGGTAATGAGCTTTAGAAACTCTTCCCTGTCAATCTTTGATAACCGGAAGATTTCTTCTTTACTCATCCCTATTTCCTTAGAGATTTCATCCACACTTTTTCCCTTCTCCAATAAAGCTTTCACTATATTTTCCATTGGTTCAAGCAGATGAGTACCACGGGCACGATTGAAAGTGACAGTACCATACATGTCTTGACTTTCGTCTTTATGTGCCACTACTACAATAGGAATCTTATTGCCGAGCATTGTCTTTAGCGGTTCCCTGCCGGACACAAGCCAACGGTGAAACCCGTCAATGATCGTAAAGTCCGGACGCACTACGATGGGAAAACAAAAACCATTCGTCAAGATGCTTTGCATAAGGAGATTCAGATTCTTTTCCAGAACCTTGTTGGGGTTATAGTCATTCGGCTTCACCTTATCCCGGTCTACAAACTGAATTTCCCGAAGTGGTTTGAATAAATCAACATTCTTATCCATAGCTCTATGATTAAATTGTTATCTCCTTGCCGCAATGCGGACACACCATTGTACGGGCTGTTTGCATGCCAGCTTCAATTTCATCGACTTCCTGAATGTCGGCAACCTCTTTCTCTGATGTGAACTGCTGCTCCTTCTTTACCGGTTCCGCAAAATTCACTCCCATATTGTCAGTGCTAACTTCATTGATGATCGCATCCAGATATTCTGGAGTAAAGCCGATAATATCAACATCTCCAATTTCTTTAATAATCTTCTCCACGTCCCCAAAATTCACATGAGACATTGTCTGAATCTTATTGTCTTCCAGAACGAGTTTTTTCTTTTCTTTGTCAGTCAAACCATACATGACCGTAATAGAAGCCTCTTTCTCTCCACGATATTCCAAAGCCTTTTTCTTGCCATGACCGCAAAGAACCATCATGTTTTCATCAACGATGATCGGATAATACTGCCCGTATCGTTCCATACTTTCGGCAATAGCCTTCACTTGTTCCTCCGGATGCACATTTGGATTACCCGGAAACTCCTTCAACTCTGACAGGAGTACTTTCTTTGTTTCTAACTTCCTTTTCATTCCTACACAAAATTTGATTGATTAAACTTTCTCCTGCAAGAACTGCCTCGCAGAAGGTATATAGTTAGCAGCTTCCTCTACCAAGCTACTATCTATTTCGTAAACTTCCCTAAAACCATTTTCTACGCTACCACACCATTGGCGTGAAGCCCAACAATGTGTACCAACACGAAAGCCACGCGGCCAAGAATAAATCGGAGGCATTGGAAGATGATAATAATGGATGATCGCAAGAATTTCCTCATGCCTGGTATCGGCAATAGGAGAAAAACGGGTGATACCCTTTGTATTGGTGTACATTCCACCTGGCCCTACATAGTTCCCATCTTGTATTCTTCGACCAAGACAAAGAATATCCGTTTTGTGATTCTTCACATAGGCATCTTGCGCCCGATGTTGGATGATGCTAAACCACTTTGCAGCCAAAGATGAATCATTCGGAAACAACATCTCTGGATGAGATGCCAACCATCTAAGGTCCTGCCCCGTGTTGATAATTTCCAGTCCTACCGGTCGGTGTTTGTCTATCCATTGCATAAAAGCTGGATATTCCAGATTACAACGCCCGAGCAAACAGTCATGTACTCCGGCCTGTTCCATTATAAAACCAAGAGCAATGCTATCTTTTCCACCACTCCAAGCATAAGCAACACGTTTGCCGTGGATATGTGGCTTCACCTGCTCGACTAAGCGATCTACCAGATTATCCGTTTCCTGCTTCGATACATATTGCTCGATGTTGGAGAATACACGAAGCCAGTCAGTGTGCGATGATGTTTGCTTTTTACCCAGAACCGCTTTCATAGCTCATTGAATTGTAGAGCCACACTCGTAATGAAAGCTCTTGCACCTTCATCGTATTTCAGTTGTAGCCAATTATACTTTGTCACCCTAAACCGGATGTTTGTCACGAATCCAGGCAGCGCACGCATAGAATATCCGGCATTAAAAACGAATCGTCCATAATCCAGACCTCCAAGCACCTGCAGACGGTCACCGTCCATGAACTTCCGACCATTGTACAAATTATCCCAAGTCGCATCGATCATGAACCCAGCAGGGAGTTTTATAGTACCGGACAATGTTTCGGTGAACATCTTTTCTTTCGTATTGTACGTTGAACGTGCCAAAAGATAAAACCGTTGCTGATAGTTCACATTCAGCCATGCGCCAAAGGAAACAGCTTCGGATGTCATGTTATACTGCAACACCTGAGTAACAGATAACCACTTCGCAACATCTGCCCGATAGCCGACAAAAGGAGCAACGGTAGAACCGTTACCATGCAGAGAAGTAGTAACCGGCATGAATATCCGGAACTTGGTTGAGTAATACCGTCGTAAACTTGCGCTCTGGCTACCAACGACACAACAATCAATGTAATGATGATAAATAGCTTTCTCATTTTCTACGTGATTTTTTTCTATTCAGTGACTTCTTCCCCTGTAACCGTTTGTATTGAGAAACTGATTTTCTTATATCCCTTGCTGTTCCTCTTGCAGATTCGGTCAATGCTCTAAATGTACGAATGTGAGCTTCCATCTTTTCTGCACAAGCTAAGTATTCACCATGTACCGCTTTTATCTCTGCAATACGTTTGTCCATATCGGTTCGGTCTATCTTTATAGCCACTTCCATTGAGCCACGCTGCAAAGGTTTACGACGAACTGCCATAATCCCTGATGCCAGGATGGTGAAAAGAGAACCGAATACGATCATCGGAATGTTACCTGTGAAGTTCCCATAAGCGAATATTGGTAAACCTACAATCATGCTCGTTAGGATGCCGTAAAACAGCCCTCTTTCGCTCATTCTTTTGCCGAGAATAGCGAACACCGTTGGGAGCATTACCGAGGAACGTAGGGTCCCATACAGCAAGAAAAGATATAAAATCGTTAGACCAGGAATGTTTGCTATCAGAATAGCGATGATAGTAACAACAATCATAGCGAATCGGGCTGCCCGTACTTCATTGGCAAAAAGGATAAAAAGAAAAATATTCTTCTGAATCCGACCATGCCATTTCTCATTCATGGATAACCGTTTCACTACGTCATGTCCGGCAACGGAACTCACTGCGCAAATAATACTATCAACGGTTGATATCAGTCCGGAAAGTATAAGCACAAAGAACAGGTATAAGAACCATTTAGGACAGAAAGCCATCACAGCCCCTACATTTGTCAGTTGTGTGTCGGATATAGCCAAACCTGTTCCGGCTGCAAAAAAGCCAAATACAGCCAAAGAAATAGGTACAGCGGCAAAAATAAAGGCAGCGGTTATCATTGTGCGCTTCACTTTGTCAGCTTTCACACAAAACACCCGCTGCCAGAACATCTGGTCCCCGAAGGTTCCGGACAACAGACCGATTGTTGTAGGAATACCAAAAGACAGGGCCACCATTATTCCGGTAGCAGAGAATAAACTACCAAAATCTCCAGTGATACCACCTAGACCATTAAACAGTGCATTCGGTCCGGCACTTGAAAACATTATAGGCAATCCAAGCAATAAAACAATCACGATCCAAAGCATCTTCCAGAAGTCAGTAACGATACTGCTACGAATCCCGCTTGCAAATGTGTACAAAAGCGGGCATACAGCCATGACAATAGTAGTTGCTGTAAACGATATTCCTGTAATCTTTGAAAAGATGGTTGCTCCGGCCAGCAACTGAACGGCAAAACTCATCGTCTGCAGCCCGAACGATTCAATGAGATACAGATTATGGCAACGTTTCGAATACTTCTCACGAATATAATCCGAGAATGTCCAACCATCCGGCCGGAGCTTACGCATCTTATTGGCAAAGAAAGCAAACAGAATCAATGTAAGAACATTCGGAACTACAAACCAAAACACACCGGCTAAACCTTGCGTATATGCTTTTTCCGATGCAACAAACATCGACGGAGCCCACACCCAAGTAGCAGCCATTGAAAAAGCTGTAAGCAACCACGGCATAGATCGGTTAGCAACCAAAAATTCTTCTTTCGTCTTTTTGTGTTTTCGTAGGAACACAACGAGCATCATCATAGCAACAAAGTATGTCGCAATCAGAGCCCAACCCTCTAAACTTGATAATCCTTCCATTTTCACACTAATTTTTAAGATGTAACATCTGTAACTACTTGGCAAATATAAAGAAAGTGCGTTTATTAAACGTATCTTTAAAAGAAAAATCGTCTAATAAACGCACAATATCCAATATCAACCTACTGTCTAATACCCAAACACAAGCATCGCAGCATCACGAGAATGTTCATTCGTCGGTTTATCGTATTTAGTTATATTCCTGAATGTCAGAGCATTGACTTTAGTTATTGAATCCTTAGGATGAATCATTTCAAAGGGTATACCAATATCAGTTAGAAAGTCCTCCCATATCTTAGCATCACGTTTAACTGATCCAACCCCCTGCAGCATTTCCCTTTCTTCTTCTCTTGTCTTATAACTAGATTGATACCATGTTCTTAATCGCGCATCTTCAACACGAACTAACATACTTCCTCCGTACGTTTTATACATTTCTATCACATACATCATTGCTTTATGAATTGCGGTAGTCTTTATCAACTCAAACTTTCTTGCAGTAACATTCCATGTGGCAACTCCGGTATTTACTCCGGTATCTATGCCGATAACAAAAGCGTATTTTTTAATCATCTTCAAACTATCTTTTTAAACTATACAAAATACCACCTCTCCCCCCCTATAGTCCCCCCCTCTCAAAAATTATTCTTTTTGGGTGACTTGAATCTCTATCATTTGCATACTGTGTGGAGAAGTAAACTTTTCAAGTTCTGACCTTTTTGGGAAAACAAGTGTCATGTAAGCATCGTCCGGAATAAACTTATACCGTGCAGCTTTTACTTCATAGATTGAAAGCGGTTTATCTGATTTCACAGTCAGATGCCAACGTCCTTCTAATATACTTGTCATAACCAAATTGGAACCGTGTAGGAAAGCACCTTCTTTGTACTCTCCATGTTTATCTTTACAGATGGCCGGACGTTCGTAGGTGGCATTCAGTTCCTCAATCAATTCATCGCTTAATCGTTTTCGTTTCAATGGGACCGGAACAATGATTGCCGGATTCAGTTTTACTGTAGTCGGTTTTTCTTCTGACTTCAAGTTGTTGTGAAGTACTTCTAATCCGGATTCTTTAATAATTCCCTCTTGAAGAGGTTTTAAACTTTTCTCTACGTCTTGCATAATCGTAAATTTTAATGGTTTATAATCAATATCTAAATTTGGTAAAGTGTATGATCGGCAGCGGCTTGTCGAATGTTATTCCAGTAAACCACGCTTTCCAATCTTCAACAGTCAGCCCGTCGTTCTCCGCTATTTGTTTCAGAGTAAGCATCGGCATTGGTTTCCCGTCGATACAATAAACTGCACGTTCTATCCCGTCGCCGACATCGGTATACTCCATGACACTCAAGGTTTGAAGTCCTACGCCATCATCTTTGCCGAGACGGAAAAGTTCTACCTGGACATTCCCTTTTTCGTAGGGCCTTCCTTTCCATTGCCGGACAGAGATAACAGCTTTCCCTTCCTGTACTTTTTGCATGATATCCGACCAACGTTCTAAATTGGTTCGGATAGTGTGTACTTTCATCATCCCAGATACCGGAGGACAATAGCAAGTTTTGCAGTCACCACCGCAGGTAGCACATTCTTCTGCTTGCTCTTGCGCTTTCAACGCCAGCTCTAACTTTTCTTTAAATCCGGTTTGTTCTCCGGCTTTCGGATGCTCTTTAGGAAACTCCTTCGAAAGCATCAATACATAAACTTTGGTTTGTTCTTTTCTCATGATTACTATTTGTTATTGATTTCTACCATGTAGTTCTGAATATGATTTCCACCCCTGTTCGGTAAACTGTTTAGAATAGACTTCTCCACGTGGCATTATTGGTTGCCAATTCTCATTACAAAACAAACGATAATGATACACTTCTGCCTGTTTACCCTGTTTACTATATGGAGGTTCACACCACAATAAACGACGATTATTCCCGAAGAACTTTTCCAGAATGTGTTCTAACTTCCTAATATCTCGCCCACCCGGAAAAGAGATAGACAAATGATAACAACGTTCGTAGTCTGGATTCTTCCACCATCCAGATGTATGATATCCAACATCACGAGTAAGAATGATAATACAATCATATCGCTCTACAAACCACCGGCAGCTTTCCAGATAATCAGTATGCGCGGAGCCGTCAAAAGTTCCACTCTTAGCGACTTTAGCTATACGAAGGAAGATGTCAGCATCAGTAGTGTTAAACGAAATTCGCTTCATAATCAAAAAAGCTTTGGTTGTTGTTGCTCCGCAACTATCTTATTCGCTCTCTCAATTTCATCGTCTATCTCCTTCTCCACCTGCTTACACTGCCGCAAAACAGTAGAAGAACGAGTTTGAAAGTATTCCTTTTGAAGTTTCCGCATGTAAGAAACTCTCTTGAAAAATTGTTTTGCATCCATAATGATAAGTTTTTGTAATCTTTTTATTAAATTTGCACCGATACTTAAATAGAGTATCGATTGACGTTCAGTCTCTCCTTCATAGAAAGCGGCAATTTTCAAAACAAGGAAATAGAATGGACGGTGTTCGTGTATTGCATTATCACAATATACGTGCCCGTTGTATCTATGCTTCCTTGTTGGGTTGTTTGCCGCACCTCTATGAAGGGCGTAGTTATTTTCGGGCACGTTCTTTTAAAAACATAGCAAGCATGAGCAACTTTAGAACTTTAAAAAACTTCTTCTATTTCAACAGAGAAATAGTGTATTTAATCGCTTTGGGCTACCTAGCACTTATCTTTGTGATTATAGCATTGAGCTTTATAGTCCGAGAGCAAAACAAAACAATTATTTTTCTGCAGAACGGAATAGTTAGAAAGCAAACAACGCAATACATCAATAAACCACGTGTAAAAAAGTTGCTAGAAAACGAATACAAGATGTTTACAAGTCCTAGCCACAGATAGTTAATTAGTTTTTTTCAGCCGGGATTTTAATACATTGTTATAGTACTCATCATCCACATAAGGCCGCAACTCTTCAATCTGGGATTCACTTAAAAGAACCCCGATAAAAGAAGGTCTACCACCGGACTTCACTGATTCAATCAATTGGCTTACTGATTCCATCATCTCTTTCAATAATTTAATCATTGCATCAGCAGTTGAAACAGACCATTCGGCAATATTTTCATGATTGGCAGAACTAACTACATATTCAAGCGAGTTAGCACAGTACCCTTGCATTGCAGCTTTCGCCAATTCATAACGTCGTTGTTCCCAATCTATAACCGGAATAATCCTTTCAGTCTTTATCCAGTACACATCATTCTTTGTCATTCCTTCCGGAACAATGGCGACTAACTTTCCTTCGCTTGTCATAAGAGGTTTATAACCTTTTGGAATTTCGTTTACTCCCTCGTGGGGAATAATAATCTTCGTTTTACTCATAATTATTTTTTATTTATCTGACCTTATCGTTGACGTTGCGTCAATTCTTCTCGTTTCAGACACTACTCTAGTATCTTTCGGCACAGCTTTCGCAATAGTATTATCCAATATAGCTACAGTATATTTCATAATATCCTGCGACATATCCACACCTTTAGCATTTTTCTCAATCTGAATAGCCAAATACCTTGTAGCTCTCGCTAATCGCTGAATATCATCAGGAATCTTCATATCATTATCAAGAGCAACACGCCCTAATATTTCAGCTATTTTCAATTCTATGTCCTTCATTTCTTTATTTGTTATTCATTTATCACTTCGACATTATACGCAATAATATCATCTCCATTCACACCATACGATTCAGCGAAAGCATCTTCGATTTTAGTAGATAATAAGTCTTCTAGCATTCCATCGTTTTCAACTCCGGCAGGAAGTTCGACTTCGCATTTTACAATCTTCTTCATTACTCTTTTGTTAAGAATTAAATTATTGCTTTGTCGATCATTTCTTCCGCCATTTCCACATAATCGATAAACTCTTGATTCTCGCCACTCATGTAATCTGGGTGAGCTCTCATGGATAACATCATACTATTAAGTAGATGCAACATTTCGGGAGCCTTAGATATTAGCACAGCATTTCTGCATTGGGTTGTCATTCCTCTTGAGTAGTCCATTCTCGGACTAACGTTTGCAATTACTGTCATTCCTTCTACATCTCCTGAACCTTTGATTTTCATTGCTAAATCATCAAAGACCCAAGGACCGGGTGTGCCTTTAAATTGTTTCATACTTGTATTGATTAGAATTAAACTTCCTTTTGGGTTATCAACATCTCTGCCTTGTATCGTTTTCCCTTATGAGTAAACTCGGTGCTTAATGTCGTTTTTGCTGAATTAGCATCTATCGCCATGCTAGATATAGTAATAAGGCTAAATTGTCCTATTTTGAGCTTATCTTCTGACTTGGTACTATTGATATATTCAGATAATTTGATATCGATCTGCTCTTGAGACAAAGGTTGATTGGCTTGCCATTTGGCACCAGCCACAAAATCTTTTTGCGTCTCTTTGTATAGAACGTCTCTATCATCAGGATCATATAGCCCATCAGCGTATTCTTTTGCTGCTTTCTCTAATGTCTGTTTCATACTTCTATTTTTTGAGGGTTATTTATTAAAGAATTTGAGAAGTCTATCGGCTTCCCTTTTATCCCTGCCAACATAAATAACATTGTTAATCTTCCGTTTACGGATAATATATGCTGGTCTATTCATTACCTCAAAGTAGGCAAGCCGATAGCTTTCTTTGAGAGAAAAAGACTTATCAGAAGGCTTTTGTCTACGACAGACAAACTCTCCTTTTTTTGTATTTCTTTTCTTCATTCCTATTTTGTTTTACTCTAATTAATATGTTGCATATCATAAGATCTCTAAGAGTTTTTTCAAAGTAATATGTACTCCTCTATAAAAATAATTTTTGCGGCTTTTTCCAAAAGGTTTCCCATTTTTTAGAGGCTGGATAATTTGCCTTTTAATGCACCATCTATGATGTTCCCAAGTGCATGAACCCGCATCAGCCTCTGCATAGCTGATTTGTTGCCATTCTAATTTAGAGAACTCTTCTTTTGTCATAATTGTATCATTATTATCTTTTATAATGTTAAAGTCTCTTCCCCTATCTCTGTTATGCTATATAATATTTCTTTCGGTCTATCCGGATGAGTTCTACCTATAAGGCAAGCAGAATACATATAAATGCATTCTACAGTAATTTCCACACTACTATTACCTGACAATACTGCTATATCTTTCGCAGATAATTCACCAAAGACTTTAAGTATCTCCAATATTTGCACCTCTATTTTTGAAAGATATTTCTTCATTTCTACTTTGTTATTCGTTAATAGTGTCATACAATTCTTGTATCACATAAAAATCAGTAAGACCGTCGTCGCATATTTCCAATGCGGTATTGGCTTTGTAGCTCAAACTTCCGAGAATAGATTCTTCGGACACTTCGCTCTCACCAAGTACACATCCATTCAGTTCTTCTGAAAAATGCTCAATCATATCAATCGTAAACTGTTTGATAGCTCCAGTCTGATTGTACTTTTCATCTATTTTATTTACTATCTCTAAAGCTTCTTTTGCTCTTTTCATTATTTATTCCTTTCTTTATTATTTTGAATTATTGAAATAGTGCTTGTTGCACTTGCGACAATACTAATTTATTCGCATCAGCAAAGAACTTTTTTTTAATCTCAAATCCGTATGCTCTGCGTCCCAACTGGACGGCAGCTAATAAGGTGGAACCACTGCCGGCACATGGATCAATTACGACATCGCCTTTATCGGTAAAGATTTCTATTAACCTACGAAGAAGTGGAACAGGCTTTTGTGTATCATGAACTTTTGGCGTTTCATTATCCCGTACCCAATCAAAGCAATTGAATATCATCCGACCATCGTTGTTAAATTTGGGAAGCTTATCACGGTAAAGCAACAATCCATATTCACAGTTGCCGACTATCTTCATATTGGCTTTCAATACTTGTGCGGAAAAATCTTTTCTGAATACAAGGTTAATGTATTTATTTAGCCCATATCTCTTACCAAGTTCAATATACCGGAACTGATCCTCAAATTCACAAAAGATTATCATGCAAGGAGCTTTGCCTTTTTCTTTGGGTTCCTTTACAAGCATTTGGGAACAGAAGTGCATAAACTCGGCAGGGCGAAAGTTTTTATCGGTATCAAAGAATTGTTTGCCTGCCTTATCGCTTTCTCCATTCTTATTATCACCATCCACATACCATGAAGGGTTAGAGGCATAAGCATTATTTCCTAGATTGTAGGGGACGTCGGCAATAATTAACTGCGCTTTGGGGATTCCATAAACTTTGTAGTTTTGGAAATGATCGTTGAACAGTTCTACGTTTTTCATATCTTACTAATTTGAATAAAACTAAGCTGCCACTTTTCTTAATTCTCGTAGTTTCCTGCTGACAGCTTCGCAGAGAACCCGTGCCATATTCACTTCAACCGCATTTCCTATGTACTTTTTCTTCTCGGCTTGTGTACCAATGAGAACATAGTCCTCTGGAAATCCCATAATTCTTTTCAGTTCCGGAATCTTCAACATCCGCATCTTTATATCGACAATCTGATATAGTACCATGAAATTTATAATCTTCCATATCGGAGGGCAAAGCGAATCGACATCTTTGAAAATG